TTCCTTATATAGATTTTCTACTGTTGGAGGTGTGTCGACATTCTTATCAATCATAAAAGTGTATATCGGTTTAAAATATTTCATGTTTCAAAATACGTTGTAATAATCAAAGTTTTTCATTGTGGCCACTCTAAGCAAATTACAGAAAATATTATATTTCAAAATGAATTTTTGACGATTTTTTGACGGCAAATAAAAAAGAGGGGTACCGCTATGGTACCCCTTTTATTATTAATCTAATTCAACAAGGCGTTTCAATTCGCCGTTTACAAACCACATTTCACAACACACGTTGTTATGGTCTGTGAGTGTTGCGGTATATAAGCCGTCTTGCTTTGGTGTAATATCTTCCGCAAATTCATGTTTTTTGCCTTCAAATTCAAAAGTTTTCATATTATATATCCTTTCATTAAATGAATTACTATTTACCGTAAACCGTACGGCGCGGAGATAATTGGATCACCTACCATTTCGCAAACGTATATAAAGCACTGGCCCCTTTGAAATGCTTACCTTCAAAATGTGCTAGGCTTTGAAAGTCGCCAGCTTGATAACCGATTGTTTCGTATACCTTCCCTGTCTCCATTACAGTAACGCCACCCATAATACGATGTACTTTATTAAGGTTGATTTTATACACATCAACCTTATTTTCATCTGTATTTTCTACAACTGCGGTTCTATCGCTTTTTTCTATAGCTTCCTTTGGAACGTTAGGCGATTTATCTTTGATAGCATTTTTCGTAACTACTGCCGCATCATGTAGCGTTGGCGCTTGCGTGTAATATGTTATTACAGGTTGTGCCGTTTCCCTATATGCAATAACTTCCTTCGCTACTTTTGGCGTTACATTTAAGGCTTCCCCTAATTTCTGTGGGTTTTTTACGATTGCTTGATTTAAAAGTACAGGCTCCTGTAGTTTCTTAGTATGCATCACGTTATAGGCGAATAAACCAACGACTACCACTAATAGCATAAGTGCTGCTACGGTGATTACTGGCGCATATCGCCTTAATAGTTGAATGATAGTATCCATAAATACCCCCTAAATAGGCCAGTTCAATACCAAATCGGCATCAAACTCTTTGCCTTCAATGTTTTCGGTAAATGTATATTGCCATAGATTAGCACCGTCATAATCACATTGGATATTAAGTTGTGCGCACCAAATAGCGCAACCGCCTAACTGGCTAACGTCTAACACATTTACAAGCCAATCATAACTAGCGTATAGACCTGTATTTCCGTATCCAGCTTGCCATAATTTATTGATGAACACGCTGCAAATATTGGTTAATTGTTGCCCCGTTGGCATGCCACGGTCTGCCTTGTAATCGTCCGCATCTTCCATATCGAACCATACACCCATAGGCAACTTATCAACAGTTAAGCCGGCATCGTTCAATGTATTAATTACGAATTCCGCTTCATCTGCCGCATGTTCTTCGTTCATGGCATAGGAATAATGGTATACACCAATCGCTAAACCGGCATTAATTGCGCCGTTTACGTTGTTATAAAATTCACTATCTAAGTTACCGCGACCATATCCGATGCGGATAATAGCAAAATCAAAGCCATTAGCTTTGACTGCGCCCCAATCTACTACGCCGTTATTTTCGCTTACATCAATGCCCCTCATATTTCACCTCATAATTTAACTTTGTTTTCAATTTTGGTTTTAATTAAATCCAAAAATTTACCCATAGAAACGTTGCCACCGTCGCGGAGGTTTTCCAGTATAGACAAGAATTCGGACGAGCCTAAATATAACCATACAAGAGATACCGCAAATTGTTTCTGACCGCTCATTTCATCAAATAAAATAGCGGCCATTGTGGCCGCAACATATGTCATTACTTTTCCAACAAAACCCTTACGCATATATTTAGATGCTATGAGTTGTTTTTCAAATGCTACCGGTATTGCCCGGTATTTTTCCCATGTGGCGATTTTCTCCGGATCATATCCGAATTCATCAACCAACATTTTATAAGCGATGCTCGCCCATTTCGTGAAAAGGTCGATGAATACCAATAAAATAAACACGCCCAATATTTGAACGTGTTTTAAACCAATCACCCATATAGCCAACGCAGCAACGCTGCTTAATATTGTTTTTAAGATAAAGCTAGTTGTAAGAGAATTCCAACTATCGATTAAGAAATCTAACACTATTTGCATTATTACTCCTTTATAATCCCTAAGCCATATACCCCTCTTGCTACATTGGCTTTTTGAATATTTAGTTTGTCTAACTTTTCCCTCTTTGCATCGCTAGACATGGTTTCACTATCAATAATTTTCTTCGATGCTTTATTAATAGCCTTAAATGAATTTTGTGCATTTTTCAGTTTATTGTATAACTTAGGGTCATAGCCTTCCGGTCTCTGCCCTGTGAGTTTTAGTTCGTTATGTAGTTTTTCTTGTTCATTAAAATCATCATATACACGTTGCACGCTATCGCTACTTTGATATGGTTTAGCAAAGAAACGGCGTATTTCCGGTAACTCCGTTACACCTTTAGTAGGGCGTTTTTCATTCGCACCACCAATAGCATCCGTTATGTCTAACCCTAATCGTGCAAGGTTGCCACCATAACCCATAATTGTATTATCTACCTTATATGGCGATACGTTGAATGTGTCGCCAATTTTACGAGCCACCATAGACGTATTAGACCCGTACTGTAGTTTATCCGGTAGTTTTTCTTGTGATTGAGGTACAATATTTCTTTGTCTAAAATCAGAAAAGTTAAACGCCCATTCGTAAATAGGAACAAAGAAAGTAGGGGATAAATCAGGAATTAAAGTCTCTTTTACTCTATCGCCAAATCCTTTAAACCCTACACTGTTACGTCCATTTTCTTTGTCATCAAAATATTGCAACATACGTTCAAATGTAGTGCCGTATAACAACCCTAATTCAAACGGCTTAGGTATTTTTACAAATTTATCCCCAGCCGGAATATGGAAGAATGTATCCTTTTCCCATTGTGGCAACTCTTGATATGCTGAATTATCTTTGTTTAAATACCATAATGCTATTGTAGGTAACGTGATAAACAAAGTAGATTTAATCGTCATACCTTTCGGATCATCACGCCATGCACGTACTAATTTGTCGCCGCCTTGGATAGTCGCATTAAAAAATGCGTCAATCTTATTCCACGATTTAGTATGCGTACCGGTACGGCTGAAATCAATCGTAATATCACGGCTTGCAATAGATGCTTCACCTAGTGATTTAGGTTTTAAATTGGTTTTTGTTAAACGACTGTATAACCCTGTATACCCTTTTCTAGCATTGCTAAATTCGCCTAAACGGGTAGCCACTTCCGTTGCTTCCGATATAGCGCGCAACACTTCCATAGGATTTCTTGCAACTTTTGACAGTATGGACTTACGAGAAAATAATTCTCTTAAATGTCCGCTCAAATAGTCTCTATCAAGGCTTACCATAGCAGCGTGAGCACCACCACTTTTTACGTAATCCCAATATAACTGGTCTTTCTTTAAGAAATGTGCTAGACCTCTAAATGTATCAACCACAGGCAAAAAACCATGTTTAGAGAATACACCAGCTGAAATGGTATCACGCAAAGCATTTGTGATAGCAAAGCCAGCAGTTACAGTAGAACCAGCACGTAACCAACTAGCCGGATACTGCAATATTTTTGTTATAAAATTGCTTGTATCCTTGTTCATCATTTTCATTGCTTGCGCTAATTCCGGAGTTGTTTCATATACAACTTTTTTCCCTTTAACCCAAACAGAAAATGTATTATCTGTAGATTTTGCTGGTCTATTACCTCTTACCTCTTCGACGATGGTTCCTATACCCGGTTTCTTTGCAAGTTTAGCAAAGGTAACTCCTACGTGATTTCGTTCGATTGCATTGTAGAATTGGTATGTATTTTTTACGATACTTTCTAACGGATCAATAATATCACGTGTGCTGCCTTTGAACCGCTTAATAGGATTAGCCACGTTGACAAACCCTTTAGAACTAGAAAAGAACCCGTCCATACTCTCTGCCGAGAAATCACGGAAGAACGGAACGTAGTTAGGATATTTATTCCGCAATAAATGGTATGTTTCTGGTTTTAATATTCCGTTATTTACAAGTTCTGCAAGCATATAATCTTGAAAACGGTGAATGTCTTTAGCAGCGCTTTTGAATGTAGGATTTTTTTCATACTGCTTAACGGTCGCTAAATCCTCTTTTAATGTAAATGTAGCCATTTGTCCGTTACGATGTAGGTCTAAATCATGTAGTGCTACAAGGTAGGCGCTAAAGTCTTTGTGTTCTTTTTGAGGTATATCCTTAATAATATCCTCAAACGAACGAACGCCCTTTTCTGGTCTCCCACGCTTTATAAATTCTTCCGCTTTGCCTACCCAGCCACGAGACAACCACGCTTGCATAAACGGATTATCTTTAAATGCTATTTTTTCACCTGTGATATGTTCCACTTCCTCAACCATTTCACGCAATGGGTTGAGTTCATCAATAGCTTTTGTATAGACATCACTCGCTACACGTTTAATGGTATCTTTAATATTTCCATCTTTAGCATCCGTAATGATACGTTCAGCTTTAGAGGTTCGTTCAAAGGAAATAGAACCTTTGATACGGTCTGCGCTAGATTGGTTAAACCATTTATGAGTAACATCAGATAATTTATCAACAGCTGCATTGAGTTCCTTATCATTTTTTACGGTTTCTTTGAAATAATTATAGAAAGTAGGAAATAACTTTTTAGCTCTCGCTCTATCTCCAATGTAATCATTGAAAAATTCGGCAAATCCCTCTTGTCGTACACCTTGTCTATTCAAATGATTGTACGCATTACCGAACCGTTGTCGCACCTGTCCTAATAAATCTTTATCGATAGCGGTTTGTAATCCTATCGAACTATGTTCATCGCTAAACCCATATAAATTATCAATATGATGCCCTAATTCATGGGATAGTGTGCGAATATCACCCCAATTTCCAGAACGAATAACCTGAGTTTTTGTATTATACCAACCCATAGCCCTTTTTTTGCCTAATCGTCCGGATTTCACTCTTTGGTCGAATAAATTATTAATAGTATCAATAATTTCTTTTCGTGATACATTGCGCCCAAGTTCTTTTACTTCACCGGCCCCTCTTCCCTCAGCTTGTTCTAATGGGTTCATACTGTATTGTAAATCACTATCTACACCATTAGATTTTTTAACGCCTTTACTTTCCAAATAACGATTTGCCATAGTTTCATTGCCGTTAAAGGCTTTCACGACGGCTTCGTGTACCTGTTCATGCGTAGCGTGTTCAAGTAGTTGGCTAGGTTGCTGCGCGTATTTGCTCACGCCACCTTCTACCGGTTCCGCTTGTAACGTTTTAAGTTCTTGCGTATCGGTGATTAATTCGGCAGCGCGATCACGGCGAACCGTTTCCATATATTCATGGTTCAAACTTTCAACCGGTACATCTAGGCTTTCAGATAATCGAACCTTAACCGCATCAAGTTCCGTTTTAGGAATATCCGGCTTAGTTGCTTTGTTTAAATCTTTCAAGATTTCTGTATTAGAATGAACTTTATTTTCTAATTCAGTCAACCGTGTTTCAGATGCATCATTTTTAACAACGTCTTTTAATTCGTTGATGATTGTTTCACGTGCTTTTAGTGGTAATTCATCAATCGCATTTTTCAAACTTACGTTTGGCGCATCTTCTTCGTATCGGAATTTACTATTTGCATCGTTTTCAACCGTGTTTTCTTGAATTCTAGGTTTTTCACCCTCTACAAATTCAGTATTCATGCGGTTTTCTGTGTGGAAATCGTTTATTTCGCCTGTACGGGCCTTTTCGCCTTCACCTTGATAGTTTATACCTAAATCATCGTTTTTAACTGATTTCTTTTCGGTATTTTCAATGAAACTATTCAAATCTGTGTGCGGATCTTCTCCTTTTACCGCATCACGTTCTATAAACTCATCCCTAAACGGTTCTTCATATGATGTTCGGTTAGGGTCTAAGCTACTATCTTTAAATGATGTATCACGTGGACCATTTTCATATCTCCCATAATTGCCTTTAAATGTATCTTCCGCAATTTCCGCGCGAACATTATCACGTGCAACTGCTGGGTCTGGTCTTTCATAATATTCACGAATGATTTTTGCCATTTCCGCCGGTGTTGCATCTGGGTGCGCGCGCATCGCTTCAAGTGCTGCGCTTTCGGTGTTATGCAATTCCCATACGCTGAAATCAACTTGCGTTCTCCAATCCCACGGATCCAAGCCACGATTTTCAGCAAATTTTAATAAACCGTTTTCTCCGTTTAATCTATCTCCAGTAAATTGAACCAAACCACGAGAACCGTAACCGTCGCCGCTTGTAACTGTTGTACTAAAACTACTTTCGGCGCCAATATTACCAGTCATGCCGGCCGCTTCAACGTCGCTCAATCCATTCATGCGATAACGGTTATAAACGTCCGCTTGGATATTTCCTGTTTCGCCTTCCATTGTTTGTCCGTTCAATTCGCCTTCGGAATATTCACGCGGTTCTACTGCGTTTACCTCTTCCGGTACTGGAATATCATCAAAGGCGTTATACATAACACCTTCTTCAAATTTAGGTTCATTTTTGGTAAATCGTTCCCCAATATCCTCAAATGCATTAGATGCTTTTTCTTTGATATGTTCACCAACACGCCCTACACGTTCACCGATTGCTCCAGATATTTTTTTAGGTGTTGCGCCTTTAATCATGCCAACCGGTAAAAAGACATCATCCCATAAATTAGTAGGGTTCATGGCTATATTTTTTGCGAACTCTCCCGGATCATCAACTAAACGCCCAACCGGTTCCGCAATCGGATCTACTAAAACATTTTTTGCCGTAGCAACATATTTATTCCCTAACACACCGTCCGGTGCCGTTCCTTCGTTTTCGGCTGTTGCGTTGGCGTTATACATTTCCGCCGTATCACTTGCAATCGTAGGCGCAGCAAGGACGCCCGCAGCTATTCGCACCTGTGGTGGAACATACGGAGTAATTGCTAGATATCCAGCCGGCTTGCCAACTGCGGCATTGTATGCTTCTGCTCTTGCTTTGTTTAGGCCCGGTGTTGCATGTTCTTCTATAAAGTCGCCGTTATCGTCAAACGCAGAAAAATTATCTCCATTTGCTTCAATGGCATTAGCAGCACTTTTTGAATACTCCCTACCTAGATTGTTTGTTTTATTTAATACATCATCTTTCCAATTTGTTAATGTATTACCTACATTGTCGTTAATTTCTTTACCGGTTTTATCAATCCATTCAATATTGTTTTTAACGCCATTAGCAACGTATTCTGCATTATTTTTAACGCTATCCCAAAACGTAGGCTTGGGCGCGTTGCCTACGTCATAACCGTACTCGGTTGTTATATCTTCAAAGGCGTTACCGTTTCCAGCTGCCTTACCGTATTGGTTCGTAATATCATCAAACGCACCCATAGTCTACCCCTTTTATTAATAAGATTTTAACCACGATTTATAATTGCCGTATCCGGCCGCATCAAGTTCCGCCGCTATCTGGTCGTCGCTCCAGCCTTGCGCTGATAGTTCGTTCATTCGCTTGGCAACTGCTGCTTGTTCCTCAGCTGAATAGGTAGGTTGCCGTTTAACCGTTGGCGTTCCAGCACCACCACCAGTAGGCGCACCGTTCAATGCACCTTGTAACTTGCCATAATAAGGACTTTCGCTTTCGTCCTTATCTGGATTAGCTTTCACCCATGCCGTATGTTGTGCAGATAGTGTTCTTAATACCTGCGCATTATATCCGCTTGTACCTGTTTGTGATGCGGTAGGTGGTTTTACATGTGTACCTACATATTTCATGCTGCCGTCCGTGCCAACAATATATGTTTTACCGTCCGGCATAACTTTAATGTTTTTCGCACCGAAATTACCAATATTTTTCATTTGGCCGTCTGGCGTCATAACAATAACTTGACCGTTCGCAAATTGTTTTGTTTCAACCTTGCCATAACCGCCCATATCTTGAATAGTGCCGTCGCCCATGTTGTAGCGTACAATATGGCCGTTTTGCGCACTACTAAATTTGTAATCAGGCTTATCAAGCGCCGCAATAGAATTCAAGTTATTCATATCAATAGTACCAGCGCCAACTTTACCGGCTAGATAGTTATATCTTGCAACGGCCGGCGCCAACCCTTTAACCCGTTTTGTGTTATAGGTATCTACAACCGGATTCCCGTCCTTGTCTTTAGTGAATACAAGGTTGTTCATGATTTGCTGACGCATTGGTTCAAGAACTTTTTCTTGATATTCGTTGACTTGTTGCATATACATATTATTCACGTCGGTTTGATATTGTTCGTTGGCTAAGCCTTGCGCCGTCTTGAAATCAAAACCAGCTTTGACAAGGGCGAGTGTATTCGCCCCTAGTCGTTTGCGTGCTTCACTGGTTATAGTTGCTTTATCTGGTATAGAATATTGGCCCGGCGCTTTATCCTCATTGGTACTACCATTTTCTACCAATTTGGGCGCCCCACGAAAAGGGTTATTTGCCCTTTGTTGCATCATTTCTTGATACGTTTGCGGTACACCATTACCAATACCGGTATTGTTTAGATTTTCAAAGTTCCATAACCCTGTATTTTGTTGTGGTGGTTGAACTGGTGCGGCTGGTGCATCTGTGTTAGCTTGCATCGGTTGTGCTGGTGCTGCCGGATTTTGACCGCCCCATAATCCTTGATTATTCGCCACCGCTTGCGCACCGAAGGAATTATTACGCATAGCGTTATTAATAAACTGTCCAGCGTTAAATTGTCCTTGCGTTGGCATTTGGCTTGCCATTTGTTGTGCCGGTGTCGCTTGTTCGCTACCGTTTAGCATATCTTGGTATCCATGCGCCATGCGGTTATTCTGAATTTGACCTAAACGATACCCGCCGTATCGGCCAGCCAATTCACCGATGCTTTCCAACGGGTTATAGTCTTGTAAATAAATAACGCTCATTGTGTTATTCCTCTACTTTCCACTACTTTTTACCTTTAGTAGTTTTCTTTGTTGCTTTTTCGTCTGTTACTTCGTCAGTATCTTCCGGGTTTTTATCTGTTGAATCATTTGTTTCATCTGTTCCTTCACCAGTTTCTTTATCGCCTTTCTTGCCGGTGTTTTCAGATAGTTTCTTTGCATCTGCAATCGCTTTCAATTCCTCTTCATTGATGCCTTCCGCCATGATGCCGTTAGCATAGAAGAGATTATCGCCAGTACATTGCAATTCAAATACTTGTTCAGTATTGCCGGTTGGTTCACTAACTGTAACAACTTGGTAGCCGTGAACCGTCATAATTGGTTCACCGATTTCTAGTGCTTCAACCAGTTTCAAACCTTCCGGAGTGAGTACTTTTTCACTACCTGTGGTAGTAACTTGGCAATCAATCGTTTCAAGGCGATGTGTTTCTTTTTCGCCCATATCATGCAATTCAATTACATCATTAACGCTATCTAAAGAAATAACGTTATCACCATTTACAAAGCTTTCAATAACTTTACCACCTTCCGGTGTTGAAATTTCAGTACCTGCTATGAAACAAAAACCCTTCATGAGACCTCCTAAGAATCCGCCGTTACCTTGCTTAACCATTGTTTGTGCCGGTTGCGCTAGGCCGTAGCGTAATGTCATATATCTATTTAATAAATCTTCTTGATCCGCGTTATTCAACTGGCTCATAGAATAATAATCCTTAGCCGGTTGAGTAGATGCACTTTGTGTTGTAGCGCCGGTATTAATAGGGTTTTGTGCTAACCCTTCACGTTGACCAATAAGGCCCGCCGCAGTACCGACATTATTCATTTGATTTGTGTATCCTTGGTTTAACAAATTCGCTTGATTTACGATGCCGTTTTGTTGGTTATTATAGGTGTTACCCCAAAGGCCCATTTTAGCACCGATGCCACTCAAACTATTGTTAAACGCTTGCGAATTAAGCGCCGCCGCTTGGCCTAAATCATTTGAATATTGTGCCGCAAGTGTATTTGATGCGTTCTTGCTAATATCATTCAATGCATTATCTGTGATTGAAGAATTAACAATACCGCGACTTGCTAAGCCAGAAACCGCATTACCTACCGTAGCCTGTAAATCATTATTTAACGCTTGTCGTCTAGCATCTGCATAAGCCGTAGGAAGTTGGCCATTGGTAATACTATCCATTGCGTTTTGATTTTTCAATAATGCGCCGTTGTATTCATTCGCTAGTTGCCCCGCTCCATTATTCATAGCATTAACACTGGCCCCTAGTTGGTTCGCATAACGTGTGTTATCCGTTAAGTTCTTGGCGCCGGCCGTTGACACTTGATTTTGCAATGCTGCTAGTGCATTTTGGTTGTCTTTGTTAGTCCCCAAATATGCATTGTACATTTGTTGATATTGCGGACTAACTACATTATTTAAGGCTCTATCGCCCATACCTTGCAAGGCATGGGCGCTTTGATTGGTTCTATTAATCCAATTCATCTGGCCTTGTAGTAGTTGCTTTTCTTCGGGGCCTGCCGGTGGTAGGTTAGCACCTATGCTTTGTACCTTCGATTTTTTGCCGCCCCCAAATAATTGCAAGTCAAAAGTGAACATACTTTTCCTTTCTACAAAGTAGCTTCAAGGTGTTTTCGCACCGTTTTTAACACTTTGTAATTAAAACCGTTATAGGTGTAGTCCATAATTGGAACGCGTTCCATGTTCCACTTTTTAATAAAACCGCGCACGCTTCGATGTGTTGCCGTTACAATTACATCAAGATCATTCATCTTCATTACTTCAACAATGTATTTACCTATTACTTTCATATCACCGTATGTTTGCCAGATAGTAAAATACCGTTTGCCCTCATGTTCATTGATGCTCCAGAATAGGAAACCAGCATTTGGGAAGAATTTGAAATAATAATTGTATTTATCTTTGTAGTTGTTATTTTCATCGAAATAAAAACCACTTAGACTAATACGTTCACCTGTGCGCCGTTCATAGTCTTTAATCATGCTTTCAAGGCTTTCAAGTTTCATGACTAATCTCCTATTCGTTCAATCCAATAGCTAGGATTGGTATAGTTGTTATAGATTAATTCGTTAAATAACCCCGGAATGATTAACCGATATTTTCCGTTATAACTCCCCAATCTAGTAATCTCTACGGTTATTGTTTTTTCTTCACTATTATTAACATATACCTCAATCCGTTTATATTGATGCAACAACATATTGACAACATAGCGACCTTTAGGAAAAAATACGGTTTTAGTATTGCTTGTTGTACCTTGCCAATTAATCGTTTGGAAATCAACCGGATCATATTGTACAGAATACTCGCGCCCGTTAATTTCCGTTTTAAGCGGTGTTGATGTATCGCCATACCGTGCATAATAATCACGCCCATTAAACGGAACAGTTATAAACTTTCCACGCGTTACGCTTTTTTCTTCATGCAGTCCAAAACGAAATGTTTGACCGCCTTTTTCAAGTACTAGATTAGGCATTATTCTACCCTCAATTTAGCGCCGTTCGGGAATGTTAGCGTGTTATTGTTTTCAAATGTTGCTATACGTTGCCATGCTCCAGCATCATTTGAATTATTATCAAACCGAATAAAGGCAGCTTTACTGTTAGCAAAATAAAGCTGCGTACCTAATGCACGATTATCGTTTGCATTCCATGAGAATATAGCGCCAGTTCCCCAGCACTGGGTATCCCAAACGCGGTAGTTATTACATTCACCAAAGGTAAAGCCACTATAACCAATTTTGTTTTTAGCGTAATAATCTAAATCAATCGAACCGTTAGAAAGGCCCGGTACCTTTAACGTACCCGTCATGGTATCGCCGGATTTTTTGACACAAGCTTCTGCATTTTTTGCCGTATCGGCAGTTTTTGCATGTTTCGCTTCGTCTGCGCTTGCTGCATGCGTGGCTTCTGCTACAATATCTGTTCTCTTGTAATAGATTTTTTCTAAATCTTTGATTGTTCCAGAAATTGCTTTCAATGTCATTGCTGGGTTAGTGGTGAATGTTTCATCACCAGCTATGTTTTTGATTGTATCAGCCAATGCATTAAGTATTTCTGTTAGCAAATAATCTTTACCGGCAACCCTACGTTTACCAATTACCGCATCAGTTGCCGTATTTAAGTATGGATCATAATACTTAATCGACTTAACTCGTGTTGCATCAGTAACGGCTATGGCTACAACTACACGTAAAATGCTTTTCCAATATGTACCTGTGTACACATTCATTTTTTCACTTGTAGTGTTGTAGTACATTTTATCTGTCGCCGCTTCCGGTGCGTTTGGTTGCCGTAATGGTTCTAGTGTTGTACTGCCATAACTTAGGCCACCAGATGCGGAGCGTTCCACATACAAATACGATGTACTATTAGCCGGTAAACTCCATGCACTTTGCTTGCGTGTTACCGTTTGCACGTAATCAACCGCGCCATAATCGTTGAACCCGTCAGCGAATGACAAAAGAACTGGTGTTTGACTGCCGTCAATCATTACGCTTAAATTATCACCGGTTAAAAAGGCAAATTCACCATTGCTAACCTTGCCACTTAACACGCGATTACGTAGGCCGCCACCGCCGCCAGTACTACCGCTACCGGCTTTTAAGTCCATTTCTTTCGCAATATTTAATAATTCATTCCGGTTTTTCTCTATACTTTCCGGTACTGTATCGCCCTGTGGTGTTATATCCAAAGGGTATTTTTCTTTATATGCCATTATTAAACCTCTTCATACGTATAATCTAACTGGCGTAACGAAATAGCGCCCTTTTGAACATTGATTTTGAATTGTACATTACGGTTAGCACCGCCACCAATTTTATAAGCCTTCGTGTATTCATTAACATTCATCGGCACTTTGTAATCATGTGTCTTAAAGTTCGCATAGTAGGTTTTAACCGCTTTACTAGCGAATTCAATCGGTTTAGGCTTCTTGTTTGAGATGCCAATAGTACCATAGCCAGATATTAGGTTATGCGTTACAAAGTTGTAGTTCATAATTAATATGAATTGTCTTGTTGCAAGCCTATTGCCGCTTACTATTGATGTTTGAATTTGTACGCTGTCATCTGTATCTATGGCTTCATCAAGAATACCAATTTTATTGCCATAGGCTATGTATACTTCTTTATCCACGTTCACCGCATCATTGATGTTATATGTGAATTTACGCGATGTGAACACGCCGCGCCCGTCCTCATATCTTGGTAAATAATGATAGATGAATACTGTATCGCCGTTATATGGTCGTATCCAAAGTTGCTTACGACTAGGTATATGCCACACTTCGCAATCTTTCGTAATGTATTTCAATAGATAGGAATTGATGTTCAACCCAGTTTCAAACGGTTGAATTTCTGCGTAGGTATTAGTAGGCATAAAAGACATGAAACCTTGATTGCCTAAATAATAGCTACGATCATCAATGCTTATCGTTGCCCCGCTGCAATATCCAGTAGAGGATAGAGGGTATACCGTTAAATTTCGTGCATCTGGCGTACCAATGACTTGATACACGCGCCCGTATTCCTTATATACGATAATCGCACGTGATAAGAAATCAACGGCAATAATGCTGCCTTGGTCTTTATACCCAACATCTACATATTGCGCACTCGATGCATCATTTGAGTTGTGAGTCCATGCGTTATAATCGCCTACGGCCGACCAATTCAACCGGTGCGAATGAGTAGATGCAACAAGTACACGTCCAGAATGACTCGAAACAATATCACAAACCGGACTTTCTAGCGTTGCCAATTTGCCAGCACCAGAGATAACTTGTAATTTATCACCACTAGCTACAAGAATGTCGCCGCCAAATGCATGATATTTAGGCTTTCCAGCCCCATTTAACGCGCCTAGTAATTTATTAGTACTGAAATCAGTTTCGTATAGATTACGTCCGCTAGAAAAGTACCATTTATTACGATACACGTCATAATACAAGGTTTCGACTGGCAACCCAAAATCATACAATATGCGAACGCCCGGAACGGTACGGAGTGCATTATCCGTTCTATCAAATTCGCATTGTCTAGCCTGTGTTAAGGCTTGCACGTCGATATTTTCCGGTGGGTTACTCCAATCAAGGCCCAATCTAAAACCATTTGTCATGGCTACTTGTTTTACGCCCATTATGTAATACCCCGTGCCACCTTAATTTGTTCCGTGATGTAGTCTATGAACTGCTTATCATAGGCAGCATAATCAGTCATAAGTGATTTTTTCTTCACCATGAAAGATACAAGCTGCACCAAATAACTATAAAAGAATTCAGAAAACGGAATAGTATCGTCCAATTCATCAACGTGATTTTTGCGTACGCTATAAAATACCTGATTAACCGTTTCACCGTCATACGTTTCAAATGTTCCATTGATGATGCGGATAGGATAGCCACTCTTAGGCACAAACCCCATAAAATCGGAAGGAACCGCCCTTTTATCCGGGATATCCATATTTTTAACTACTTCTCGATCTTTGATACTAACTAGAATAGTCGTTAACCAGTCAATAGCTGCGTTGATGTACTGGATATATTCTAATTGCTCGTCAAGAATTTCGTTTGACTCTACATTAACAAGAGTAATCAATTCGCTTACGACCATAGTTCCAATACCCTTCCGCAATTACGCAATCATTACCACCCAAACCATTATTAATTGATTGCAACGCATTAACCATATTTGCTGAAATTCCAGAAATATCAAGGTTCATTACACGATATACGATATAATCAACTAACAATGTTTCTAGTTCCGCCGGCAAGTCGCTTTCATCTTCAAGCATCTTATAACCAGCAGTCTTTATATAATCAACGGTGATTTTTTGCTCATGATCCGCATCAAATACCACCGTCTGCAAATTCAATACTTGATATCCTTGTACTTCCGCATCATCTGCCTTGACACTTAATATGCTAATGCATTGAAACGGTAATACAATTCGTCCGCGCCCCTTACCTTCAAAAGTACCTCTTGCAAGGCTTGGGCAATATTGGCCTATCAGGGCATTTAATAAGTGATTACCTTCGTTGTAATACTCCAATAAGTAATACGGAGTATATTGTTCTTGCGAGGTATCGCCTATTTGCATGAACGCCCTATTGATTATGTATTTTACGTTCATATTCACCCCATATAAGAATAAAGGCGGGTGTTACCCCGCCTATAATACCTACGCTTCTACTACGCCACCAGTCATAACATTGATTACGCCGTAATCTTTGTCGTTGAATTTGGATTTTTCGATTGCACCATAGAAAGCAATACCATTACCTTCTACGTTGCCGTAGTCGTCCGTTTGTTTTATGTGCTTAGCCGGACGAGACACCGCAAAGCATGCCGCTTGTTTACCTAAAAGCAAGTTATGGCATACATTTGCACTAGATGCGCCTGTTTTGTCGTTCAATACGCGTTCGTATTCATAAAGAATAACGCCGTCATATTCGCCTAATGCACCTGTGAAAATAGGGTTTTTAGAACCGCGAATATTGGCGTTTTGTTGCGCTGCTAACCATTTCGCATCATCCTTCAAATCACGAGCCGCCCACGTAGATACTAACATGATGTATTTGTCCATGCCGTCAACCTTGATTGGGGCAACTTTTGGCCCGTGCATTTTCGCTTTACGTTTCGCACGAGAGATAAGCGTAGTTGTTAGCTTATCATTCGCCGTGATAGATGCTTGTGTACCAGCAGCGGAAGCGTACAATGTTTCACCAGCGGTAGGAGATGCGGAAAGTTTAGCGATTAACTTGTTGTCTTGCCAATCCGCTAACCATTGTTTTAACGCACCTTTGATTTCTTTTAACATGTCATATTGTGTTTTTTGGTCGTCCGCTTCAAAGCGAGATACCGCATTACGTACTAATTGCGTTTGCACGGTGAAGTCGTAGATGTTCAATGTTTCTTCGTTACCAGTCAATGTCGCACGGTTACCTTCAACACCAGCACCGCTTAAATTCATCATCAATCCGAATGTTACTGCATCACCTTTTACGCCTTCTAAGTCTTTGTTTTTGTGTACAACGTTAGATCCGTCAAGTGCGGTGAATTTATCGAAGAAAGACTCTTTTAAGCCTTCATGCCATACTTTTTTAGTCCAAATCTTAGGGACTAACGCCGCCGGAATAGTAACTTGATTTTTTTGATCTGCCATATTTTACCTCTTATAATTCGTCTAAATAATCGCGTATTTCATTAGGCAATGCATCTAAATTGCCTGTGTCATACGCTTTCAAAATATCTTCTTCCGTCACCTTATTAGGCGTTGGAACGCCACCGTTTAACGCGCCAGCCCTTGGCAATGTCGCCGCTACTTCTAGTGGGTTGTTCGGTACTTCGGTACTTGTTGCCCGTTCATTTTGCAATTCATCAACAAATTTTCTAATGGTTTCAAAATCGGCTTCGGTACCTTCGCCCTGATCAACACGATAAAATGCATCATTAATCGGTTGTGCATCGCGCATCATCATTCCGTTTAACTTATCCAAACCGCGTTGATACAACTCGTTAAAGTTTGGTAGCGATTTAATTTCATTTACGAAATTTAGGTTAGTTTGTCGTTGTTGGTGTACTGCGATTTGCTGATTAGTAATCGCATATTCTGCGTTAGCTTCAAAGCGAATGAATTCGTTGTATTTTTCAGCATCTTCATACATCAAACCTTCTAAATCTTCCGCCGTCATATTGAAACGTTTCAGCGCTTCACGACGTACGAAATCACGAATATTTGATACTTCTTCTTTCGGTAACTCAATCGGTTTTTGTTGTGCTTCGTATTGTCTAGCACGTTCTTCCGCTGCTTTTCGTCTTGCGCGTTCCTGTGCAAGTGCCGCTTTTAAGTTCTGATCGTTCGCATGTGTTTCTTCCGTTTCACCTTCGTTAGTTTCTGGCGCTTCCGGTTCTACTTCCGCATCATTCGCATCACTTTCAGCCGCATCATTTGTAGAGGGTTCATCTGTTGCACCTTCCTGTGTATTCGTCTCTTCGGTTGTTTCTTCCAGTTCTACGCCCGCGTTTTCTAAATCTTCTGGAGTGAAACCAGCTTCTTCGATGTTTACTAAGTCTTTTTCCATATCAAATACCCCTTTTGCCTTTTTACGTCATTGCCGGACGAATATAAGAATATGGCAGTTTAACGCCGTTGCCGGGCGAGTATATACGTGCAAGTAGTTTAACGCCATTACTTAGGGCGAAATACAAAAAACGCCCCATATAGGAGCGTTTTATTATTGTGTTGATAGTTTATATTACATACCGCTTAAATCGTTCATAGGTGGCAAATTTTGCGGTGCATTTTGAATGTTTGGTTGTTTACCTTTCAAGGCTAACCGTTCCGCCATAATTTGTTGTGGTGAAATCTGTACGCCTAGGGTTTGCAAGTACATGCTCAATGCTTCCGCTGGCATATCATCTAAGCTACCGCTAACACGCAATTCTGGCATAGCTGGCTTTTCTGCTGCTTGCTGAATACGTTTCTTAACGGCTTCTTTTTCTGGGAAGTCCATAAAGTCGAGGATAATATCCATAGGAATATCAACACCGGATTTCTTAGCTTCCAATAATTGATAAAGGTTAGCGCGTCTTGCCGTTGCGCTTGCTTGGCTTGTACTAATCACAATATCAAAATCAAAGCAGCTTAGATCATATAGCACCTGTTTAATTGGGTTACCTTCTTGGTCTAATTGCGGTTGACCTAGTGCATCAGTTATAACCTGTTCTTGCATTGGTTGATTAAGGCCCGGTGTAATCTGTACAAATTCCTTTTGTCCATCATCGCCCATGATGCGCATTGCTTTATCTTGATTATAGAATTGAGGAATTAACCCCGGAGCATTCTTTTCACCCCATAAGAGTTTTACAATTTGCCGTTCTGCTTCTTTCGCCTGTTCAAATATGCCAGCCGTTTGAACTGTTGTTACAGATTGCCGCAAGTCGATTGCCTTGCCACTCATAGTGCCTACGCTACCGCTTAGACTTTCCGGAGTGATACCGCTGATAGAATAGAAATCATTACTTGCCTGTTGTTCAAGGCTTAAATTGATATTGCTATCCATTGCCGGCGTTCCGTCTTGGAATGTTGCATTCGCCGGCAAGAAGATGTTCGCACCCGGTTTATTGCTATCACGCTTGATAATCTTTTTAAAGTTATCATCTGTGACACCACTCCAGAACTTAACGCCTAAACTTTGCTGATTAACAACATGCATGCGTTGGCTACGGTTTTTATTCAATTCCCTTTGTGCATCTTTAATATCACGCACTACGCCAGCCGGTTCTAGTTCATCATCTGCTAGTTCACCGGTATAGTAACAATATTCACGCACTAACGGGAATTTACCGTGTTTATAAGGACTTTCGCCCTCTTCTAAGAGAACATCATCGGCAAAGGTCGCATATCTGATTTTAGTATCTGGTATGCTAGTAGGCTTTTTGCCAATAGCCATTAATACGGTAAACAAGGGGTTTTCTTCATCAACCAAACCCTCTTTTGTCATAAATACATGTTTCTTGCCATATTCCTTATACCAGTATTGCACTACACGGATTTTGTTGTAGCTATTGTTGTACCAAAGAGCCTCACCGTCTACCATTTCAATAACGCCGGCTTCCTGTTCGGTATCATCATATTTATGTCTAAGCGTATCAATTTCGTTAGTTTTATCTGGATACACTTGCTTTAACTTCGCCGTACCTTCCCAGCTATACCGGCCAACATATTGAGCATCGCTTAAATCGTCTTTCTTACATTCTGGATCTACGAACGCATCGAACGGAGAAACACGTTCAATTTGAATAGTGCCGTCTAACTTCGTGTAATCGAATTCATAACTTACCCAATAATTAGCCAAGCCACAAATAATCTTATCTCTAAAACATTTGCCCTTATTCCTTTGATAATTCGCACGGTCTAAACAGTATTTTGTGATACCTTTAGCCACTCGACTGATGCGGTCATCTTCTTCGCTACGTGGCAAGAAGTCCGGTTCTGTTTCATTCTGCGATGCATAACCGCACAATAGATTAATAACTGGTCTAATTCTATTGATTGTAATCGCTGGCCGTCCAGCTTCACGCATTTTAGTTAAATCAGCATCTTCCCACTGCTTGCCCTGCATAAATGCAAAATCCTCAGCAGCACTTTTGCGCCAATCTGACGTGGCTTCTAATGCTTTTTTAACATTGTTTTTCGCTTCGTATATATCGAATGTTTGTTCTATGTTCATTACTCCACCATTTCAGAACCATATATCATATCGTACATTTGTTCTATTTGCCATTGCGGCATAGCTTGCGCAAATTCCGCTAATTCCGCATCGGTGTATTTTGCCGGAATAATAACGCCTTTTTCTTCGCGTTCGCCGTATTCTGACTTCAACACTCTAAAAGCGTAATCACGCAACGCCCTTTCACTCATACGCCCCATGCAGTTACCTCTCCTTCTGTTTCATCATCATATTTATAACCATCATTAAATGGTTTCTCCGGTTTCTTAGGTGTGATAGGTCTACTCATGCAAAAATATCTAAACTCATCATATGCATGATCTTCTTGCGTTGTATCCACATCTTCTGGTTTGCTTTCGTCATATACTAATTCCGGTAGTGTTCTTAGAATATGCTTACACGTAGAGAAGAATTTGATTTTCTTCTCCCTTAGGTATGTATGAACCATCATTTTGCCCGGAATACGTTCAGAATTCGACCTTGTAAAGTTAATGCCATGGCGTGCAAATATCTCCGCAATAGACTCACCTTGAATACTCCACTTCATACGGTCGTCTTTCTGCCATATCGCTCTATCAGCTATATCATATGCATAGGTTTCACCCTCGCTTAATCTAGCCATTTCAGCAGCGACTTCATCGGGTGTCAGCTTTAACCCTACATCTGGCTCACCTGTGCAGCCGTAATATTCACGATAGCAATGCGCTGCACCTTCATAATCAATAGCATACCAATGAATGCTAAACGGTTTACTAAAACCCCAGTCCATTGAACGAACCCTTGTCCAACCTTGCGGAATTTCAAAAGGTTCTTCTACGTGTATATTTCTGTTAAATTCCGTAAATACTTGCCCTATGAACACATCCCAATCGCCATATAAGAACGCTTTCTTTTCTTGCTCTGGTAATGCTTCTAAACGTTTGACATAACTCGGATCATTCGCCATAAGAACATAGTTATCGTAAACTTGCGCCGGTATAAATACCTTTTCAAGTCCAGTAGTTTCATCAATAACAGGATTTTCTCCATAATTTGTAGCTTCTACATATTTACGCTTTACCCAACCATGCCCACGACCTCCGGGGTTACAACTCCCACGGAAACGAACAGGAAAGCCTTTTGCACTACGCAAGCAAGCCGTTAATAATTCGGCCGTTCGTTCTGTATGTTTGGTTAATTCATCAATGCCTAAGTAATCAAATTCTTGACCTTGATAACCCTCAGCATCTTTATCATTCTTCACATAACGGAACAGTACTTGACTGCCATTCTTTAATGTTGCTATGTGTTTCTGGTCTGAATACTTATATAATTCTGGTGGTACGCTTCGTATCCATTCACGAATAACGTTGGCTTCTAAATTCGGATATGTTTCACGGAATATATAACAATGACTACCCGGATACGTTAAAGCGTAAATGAACACGTCCATAATCAATGATTTTGTTTTTCCGCCGCCACGAGCGCCACCATATACCGCATAAGGTGCTTTTGTGTTGTGGAATATATTTTGTTTTTCATTAGGTTTATAGTCGATTGTTATTTCCATTTTTGATAGATTTATACAAAAAATGAGATATATCACCGTGGATATACCTCATATTCTGATAGATTTATACAATTCTCCGTTATTCTTTATTCATATTACCAAACACAACCTTAATAGGTTCGCCGTCCGCCCCGCTAATTTCTTGCTTATCAGTAAACATCTTATAACGCTTACCAAGCAATTCAGCCGCTTTTATCCTATCATTCAACGCCGGATCTAAACCGAACTGGTCGGGAATATCACCACGCATCGTACTAGATAAGAACTGCATTACCTCGTTAGTATCAGCAATGCTACTTTCTTTCATTTCTGCTAGTCGCTCATCAATATATTGTTTAACGTCAACTTTTTTCAACAGTCGATTTCCAGCCGAATACGCCGTTCGTGCGCTATAACCAGCCTTTATAGCTGATTGTGTGGCGTTCGTAGTCTTTAACCATTCTTCAGCAAAAATTAACTCTTTAGGCTTTAATTTAATATCACTCACTACGTTCACCACCTTTCAACACATTAACAAGATATATTAACAACTCATGTGGCTTTAATGTATCGTATTCAGCCACCTTTTTAAATAGTTGTCCTTCTTTAAACGGGTTATGTTTATACTTCTCTGGAAATGCTTTCGCATATTCCGCTTCACTGTACATACGACTCACAATAAATACTTTAAATGGCTTATCCCACTTACTCCATGATTGGCGAGTATCAATCACATACCTTAAACCCTTTTTAACTTGTAATGCCGTAATCACCTTTTTAATTTTAGGCATGTAGTTCATTGATATTCACCCCCTATCGTAGTATGTTGTTATCTTTGCTCTTTATTCTTCTATGTGATCGCTGACATATTCCGGCAACTTGTTTGACTGCGTGTTGGCTAGTGCAATATGTTTGGCATCGTCCGTTATATTCTATTGTTTCAGCCGTGCATATGCCGTGCTTATCATTGTTTAAGCAATGCTTTCTATCGCAGTGAATTTGCGTCATATTGCTTTCCTTTCCAATAATCACATTACACATTTCGTGTAATTTTAAAAACACGGTTGACGTGTCGCAATCACCGTGTTATACTCTAATCAAGGTAAGGGGAACAAACCCCAATAGTTAATCACAAGGAGAAAATAAAATGTACACATTAAAAGACTTAAATTCAAATCAAACTTGGAAATTCGATAATCAAGCACAAGCATCTGAATTCATTTCAACTATGTCATTCGGTTTTGAATGGCAATTACTAGACACAAATAATCATGTTATTGCAACTCACATTTACGAATAAGAAGGAGGAAATTAAAATGTTTGAAGTTACAACTCGCTATCCTAAATATCATCGTTACGGTTCTTATCAAACAGCATGGGAAGCTTTAGAAGGCGCTATGGATGTCCTCGAAAGAAAAAGCAACGCCACTCAATTAACATGGTGCGGCACAAACCGTGAGTTTTACGAAGAAGTTACAGGTACAACCCCTACAGTTGACCTCACAGACGAAACATGGATCATTGGTGATGGTGATTTCTTCACCGTTGTTGAACGTAATGCAACAGCCGACGAAATCAAATTAGCGTTACAAGACATTACACGAGATATTGAAATTGAAGAGGTTGAATAATGACAAACAAAATAAAAGAGGCCCGTTTAAAAGCGGGTCTCACTCAAAAGGCTGCGGCTGAATATTTAGAGATGCCGCTCCGCACTTTCCAAGATTGGGAATACGGTTCTAACGCCCCTAAATATGTAATCAATATGGCGGTTAAAATGTTAAATACAATTAAAAAGAATAAATAGGAGAATAAAACAATGCAAATGACAATCCAAGAAATCAAGAACGCGATCAAATATAACGAACTCAATAATATCGAAACACTTCAAGCTACCTATACAGGTATCAAACACAATAATGACGGTATAATTCAATTACTAGGCTATGACGATTTAAGCAACATCGTTATGATGCTTCGTTACATCGCCGAAAAGTGCGAACTATTCCGCCAACGTACCAATTCTATATATGATGCATTCGCCGCTTTCAATCTGCGTGAAACAATATTCGATACTATAGACGAGTACCAACAAGAAATGAATAATCAAATACGCCAAATGTTAGCCGCTAGATAATAGCGGCTTTTTTAATTACTCAAAACCAAACACGCCAGCAATTAAAAGTTTCCTACGTTCTGCATCTGGCGCAAAACGCATGCAGCATGTTCAGTTTTCAATAATCAAATGTTACTTTTATACAAGAAATGGGATATATCACCGTGGATATACCCCATTTTATTTTAGTTTTATTCATTTTGTTTGTATGTTCTAAACAAATACCGGCAATCAATGAAATCGTACAAGTAGTTATGGTATTAGGAAGTACATATTTAACAAGGATCGTATCTCAAATGGCATGTGTTCGTGAAAGGAATTTAACGCCGGTATCTGTTTACAACACACAAGGGGAACGTTTATAGTTCCCCGCGGTGTCGTATGTTTAATAGGAGAATTTAGTCAATGTCTTTAAAAGCTACATATGACACTATAATTATACTATATTATGCTTTTCCGCATGTTTCCGATATAGTCCGATGAAGTCCGACTTTTACCGTTTTAGCAGTATGCATGCTTGGGTAATATGTATGATGCAAATAATACCCTACCTTGACAAGTCCAGCCGTCTTTAGTTCGTTGGCTTGCGACTTTTCTAGATCTGTAAAGTATCTGGCGTGTTTAGCGCTTTTGCCGTCAACATATTCACGCATCAATAGTATATTTTCTTTCCCGCTGGTGGTGCAGTTGATAATATCTGCTGCGGTTTCTCGCTCATCAATCAACGACCCTATTTCCTTTTGTACTGCATCACGCTTACTTTCAAGGCGTATAATTTGTTGCTCCAGTCCGCCCGGTGTTCCGCCACCTGTTAGGCGTTCCTTGGAATAATCTACGGCCCCTATAGTTGTAATATCGCTTTGCAAATGCTTTAGATCTTCTTTCAATGAATTGATTTTCATTGTAATCAGTTTAATCGGTTCTAGGTACTCTTTGGCTAATTCTCTGTATTCTTTATTCATACATTCCCCTTTCGCCCATTCTTCTTTTTCCTCATTCCATTCAAATCTAACTTCATTTTCTAAATAAAAGTTATCATCTTCATCAAAACCATAACTCTTATCGTACTCAATAACCTCGCCTATATAAAATACAGTTTCTTCGCTTTCAAATGCCAACTGGCACAAGAAATCAAATGCATCTTGATAACTTTGAGGGGCGATGTAGAAATCTGAGTGTTCAACGTAACCGCTATAGTTACTCATGCAAATCTACCATTCTTCGTTATTTCATAATCGCTTTTTAATTTAAGGTTATCATCATCTAAACCACGTATATTTTTCAATTTCTGCTCTAATTTCAAGTATGTTTAAATACTCTCCCATAATAGCCTTTTGCCTACGCAACAAATCTATAGGACAAGTTGGTTTAAAATCTAAAGTTCCAGCATCATATTTAACAATCATTCTGTGCAGTTTGTTGTAACGTTCTTTTAACTCCTTATATTCTCCTCTAAATCTAGCTTGCCATTCAGGCTCACTAATGCTTAATTCATTTTTATTTTCTTCATTCATTTTTTACACCTCATATGATAGGGCGGATATTTCACCGCCCGCCTTTCTTTATTTAAAATAACTATTTACCAGTACTACCAATACCACCAGAACCGCGCGCCGTTTCGGATAATTCACCAGCTTCTAACAAATTCAATGCGCCAACTGGTACAAGGATACCTTGCAATAATCTATCACCTTTTTGTATTGTGTACGCAACATCACTTGTGTTTTTAAAGATACCTTTAATTTCGCCGCGGTAATCTGCATCAATCACGCCAAACGAATTTGGAATAACTAAAGGTGTTTTGCTCATGCTCGATCGTGGTGCCAGCATCAACATATAACCCTTTGGAATTTCCATCGCTAGACCTAATGTTACATATTGCGTTTGGTGTGGTTCTATTTCTACACTTTCCGGTTGGTAAAAGTCCATTCCCGCAGCATCTTCGCTACCAACTTTAGGCATTAATACACCCGGCATACATCGTTTTACTTTGATAACGTCCACATTATAGCGTTTATATCCTAACATGCATTTAATTTTATTAAGCAGTTTCATTTGTTACCTCATTTCAATAACGCTTCCAATACTTTATTTTTCCTATCCATTATCCGAATTTCTACACGTGGGTTATCTTTATCAATACCTGCTATACAACTATCGCCATAAGAACATATCCACTTATCATCATCAATGACTTTGGCTTTTGTTAATATATCGCTAGTTGCCTGTAGTAATCCGATTAAATCCGGCCAACTTCTTTTATTAGGAAGATAATACTTACATTCAACAACCACAATTCCGGATATGTGCAGTTTCTTGCTAGCTAATTGCCATAAACAACTCTCTTCATAGTTCATATAGGCTTCTGACGGAAGTATAATAGGCTTCCCGCTTTTAGATATAATACGCCCGCTATTCTTTTTGGTTGCTGGTCGACCTTTCAAAGTAATATCAATCACGCCCATTTTCTGCCAACCTCACGTTATGTGGTTCAATATTTGTAATCGTTCCTAGTAAACCAGCGCTCCAACTTGTTTTGCCGCCGTTAAAATACCAAACCTTTCCGCCTTCATATCTAGCAAAATACTGTCTAAGCGGCCCGTATGGGGTTTCTAAAATAATCGGTGTATCAACTGGAACCTTCTCCCATTCCACAATACCCAGCAACGATGCAATAGAATATTTATCTGTTTTAGGACTTAACCCCAGCACCCTACACGGAATACGTGGAGTATGATCACGCACTTTAAAATGTCCGCCATTTTCAATAAACGTTGGGTTTACGAAATAGGCGTACACCCCGATGATTTTAATATCACGATAGCCTTCATCGTACATTTCTTGCAATAGCCATTTTGCTCCTTGTTCATTCGTCATAATTCAATTCCTCTTTTGTTAATAAGTGTTTAATCTGCTCCCTAACATGATACAAATATGTTTCCATTGTTCCGTTAAAATGTTGCATGTTCATTTTTGAAATTACTTGCCGTAACCGCCCCGGCTTTCTGCCATTTTTAACATTGTATTCAAGCATAATACAATAAGAGTTCGCCGTTACTTTTGGTTTTAAAATTCTATTTCCAATAACAATGGTTAAAGCACTTGCAAATTGTTCATGTGTATATGTTAGATCATTTGCTTTTACAAGTTTCTTCATTTGCCACACCCTTTATTTTGATATTCAAACGCTATTTCCGTTTTCGGCGCATTAATCATAACAATAATGCTATGATGTGCGGGCGATTTTGTATGCTCGCCCGTTTCACTTATAAATTTAATGCGCTTAGTTGGTACGTATACGCTTATATTGGTTTGACTAAACAATTTATGCCTTTGTACCCCCCCCAGTGTATCTATAGGCAATACCAGTACACACGGGTGCCCCGTTTCGATACATCTCGCTATAATTTCATCTTTATTGCTATATGGTGGGTTAGTGATTAAATAATCAAATTCATATTCTTTAGTTAAAAAATCACTAATGCCGTATATGGCTAACGGATCATATTCGCGCGTAACAATTTTTGTGAAATTGCTTTTATCTGTATCAAACGGCAATAGGATTTTATCGCCAGCATTTGGCGGGAATACATTAAGCATCATTTGAACTGTTTCTATAGGCGTGTACCACTCATCACTTTTAGCACCTTTTATTAATGCTTGTTTCATTATTCACCCTTTACTATGCGCCATATGTTCGTCTCACCACTCATTGAGTGCGCATCATATTCAAGCAGCCACTTCAAACAATGCCGCCCGTGCTTAAATTTATCCGGCTTATTTCTAGGCCCCGAACTTGCATAAGTTACCGCTTCAACCCATTCACAATGCGCTTCGTATGTATACCACGGATACATAAGGCAATAAGCTTTTATGTATTGTTGTTTACGTTTCCTTTGTACTAATTTCATTCTTCCGCCACTTCCTCGACTTCGATTAAACACGTTGTAGGTGATACAAAAACATTTGTACCGGTTACCACATCTACAAAGCCAATATTTTTTCTATTCCCCAAATCAACATTTGTTATAGCAACTAAAAAATTATGCAATTCACTTTTCATTCCTTCGCCTTCTTTGAATGAATTAGTGTTATAAATTCTTATTGATCCACCTTGAAATACTTTTATTTGTAACATATTTGCTCCTAACCTTTAAAAAATACCAACCAAACCGTTTTACCGCGCCGTTGCCCTAAAATTGGCTCAACCGGCAATAACTGTCTAATTTTCGGTAACGTTATTTGTTCTTCGTTCCACTTAAAAATTAACGTTCCATTTTGTTTGAGTACCCGCCAACATTCCGTAAGGCCCTGTTTTATATCCTCTTTCCAGTCCGGCCCCAACCGCCCGTATTTTAAGGCCAAAAATGATTTATCACCAGCACTTACCAAATGCGGCGGATCAAACACAACTAAATAAAACGTTTCATCTTCAAAAGGCATTTTCCGGAAATCTGCAACAATATCCGGTTTTACAATTAACCTTCTACTGTCGCAAAGTGTTGTGTCTTCCGTTCGGTTATCCATGTAAACCGTTTCTTTATGTTCTCTATCAAACCAGAACATTTTAGAACCACAACAAGCATCTAGTATTTTCATCTTTTACACCTTATCTGGATATGTACTTGCAAAATCATTAACGGCATCTTCAATGCTTTTTTGCGGCCAACCTACATACCCTTTAAAGCACCAGCACCACTCATTCTCGTTTTTTACTAGCATTTTTACCACCTATTAGAACGGAAGATTATCATCGTTCCCTTTATCATCTGCAAAATTATCAAAATTACTTTCGGCTGCCATATCATTTAAAGCGGATAACCCGACAAAACCGGCGATTACTTCCGTAACATATTTCTTTTGACCGTTGCTATCTTCGTAAGAGCGTGTTTGAATACGCCCCTCTACAAATAGACGGTTTCCCTTTCGGTAGTTGCCTACCGCTTCGCCAAGCTTACCCCATGTTACACAGTTGATGAAAGCAGTTTGTTCTTTTGTTTCGTTTGTAGCGCTATCAATGTATGTATTGCTTGCTGCTACTGTAAAAGTGGCTACCGCTCGACCAGATTGCGTATAACGTACTTCCGGATCGCGTGCAAGATTTCCCATTAATTGAACACTATTCATATATAATTCCCTTTCTATTTTCTAATTCTATAGGGTAAATTCGCTCAATTTTCCCCTTCTACTATTTCGACCTTATGATTATCATTGGCGGTTCAAAACTTCCATACAACGCATTTAATCGATTTTTGACATTCGAAACAATTCATTTCAGTACCCCTAGAATTAGCTCTTTGCTTTCCTTTGAAATATCGGCATTTTCTACCAATTTTTTAAGGTCTACCGGCTCGAACCTTTCAACCTCTACCAAATGCCCATTATCAAGCATCTTAATTTCTGTTTGTGGCATGCTAAGTTCTGCGCGTTTTCTTGCTTCCATTAATAAGCCATTATGCTTAATGCTTTCCGCAATTTCCATGTTCTTTTGTTCACGTGCTGCCAGTTGTTCATACGCCTTACAGAATTGGCTCATCGCTGCGCTTTCGTTGTAGCTTTGGCAGTTTCTTGGATCAAAGAAACTCCATACAGTTTTAGCCGCTAGCCTTGTAATACCTTCCAGTTCATCAAGGCCTTTTTCACACCCTACTTGACTAGCTTTCTTGCGCACAATTCCCCATGCCTCTTGCGCTATCAATCGTTCTTCTTTTCCGTTTACATATCCGGAAATTTCCGCCGCCTTCTTGCGAATAGTGGCAACCGTCGGAAGATATTCACATGTATTAATGCATTGCTTGATTGCTTCGGCCAATGTTACAGGGTTTATATCTTCCAGCATGTAGGTATACATTTTAACCTTCGTACTATCAAACTTGTCATATATCAATAGTTGGCCCGTAGCTTTCAACGTTTCCGGTTTCATCTGTTCCCCTTTCTACCGCATCAATCAATGCGTTTAACTCCATAACTTTCCGTTCGGTATCCGTCATTGTTGCCGTTTCATTTGAATTGAGATATGTATCAAAATGGCTTGGCGCAAATAACGTTTTAGGTGTTAGATACTTTTCTAATTTTGTACCTTTCCACTCACGGCATTTTTTATTAATCACCGTTTTAAAATCGTCAACGGTATAACCTTCTTTTAATCGTGATCTAATCGCCTGTACGTATGGTTTAGTTGTAGGCTTGAATTTTGAACCAGTTTTAAGATTAAGATATTCGATAATTTCAAAGTGAGATTTATCCACATCGTCATGTGAAACATGACATAGTATATCTAACCTATCCTTACCTAACCTATCCTTACCTAACCTATCCTTACCTAACCTATCCTTACCTATGGATACAGTTTGTATACACTTTGTATCCATATTGGATATATCTGCTTTTAACGTATATGATTTATCCTTTTGAATGTTGAGTAAATCGCGCTCCGGCAACGTGCTTGGCTTGTATCTATCGTTCTGAATGTAGTTGTGTATTTTCCAATCTTTAATAACTACAACGCCGCTTTCAAACGGTATTACAAATTGTTTAGCAGTCAACACTTTCATATCATCATCTTTTGCCCCAATCATTCGCATAATTGATTTCGGAGCATTTATAAAGCCGTCATCGTCTGCATCTAGCAGCATATGAAAGTATAGGTTTTGTGTTGTTGCCGGCATATCTAAAAATGTATCAGACTTGATGATTGATTTTGACATCATTCTACGTTCTGCCATAAATTAACCCTTCATATCATTTTGAATTAACTGCGCAACGCCTTTTATCATTCCTGAATTTCCATCTTTTGGACTTAGTTTTTTTAAATCAATTTTTTTCTGATTTCTGATTTTATCCTCACACACATTTAGAATGTCTAGCATTTTAAGCAATTCATCCATTTTAGGAATTTCTGTATCTCCGATAACACTATCGAGCATTCTATTTAGCGTGTTAAGTAATTGTAATTCGTTTGTTGCATCATGGTAATCTCGTTCATTTTGCCATTTTTCGTAACGGTCGATTTCACTTTCACACCATGCCTTAATTATTCTGATTTCTTTCATAATCATCTGTCCTTTCTTTTATAATGATTTCTAATTTTGATTTTGTTTCTTTTGCAAATACGCCATGTGCTAAATTTTTATGACAGTATCTACACAGACAAGCTATATTGCTCAATTCGCTTGTCCCGCCTCTACCACGTGGCAATATGTGGTGTACCTCTGTAGCAGGTGCGCCACATATTACACAACATGGATAGCTATCTATACTATCTCGTTCAATAGCTTGCGGCCTTGTGATTTTGTAGAGTTTATCGTCATTCCTTTTCCGTTTGTTCACTCTCCCACCCCTCTATGAGTGATTGAACGTACTCACTAGGTTCTAACTTGATACCTAGTTGCTCACATTCATCTGTTAGACAATCAATAAGCCTTGCCATTTCTTTTGTGTTGTATACGCTGCTGCCGTGGTAACACATAATATTGTGATAACCTTTTAGGCTCTGACATTCGCCAGTATCTTCGGCTATCCAACCGATGCCATGCGCTTTCCATATTTGGATGTATCTCTCTATGGCATCTTCACGTACTGGTACGTATGAGAAATGTCCACAATCTTTTATGGCTTTTCTGTACACATCCTCTTTAGACATATACGAATGATTGCTCATTACTTCTGCTATTTTTTGACACAGAACCCAGCAGTATGCATTAGCGTTCATACTGCGTGATTTTGATTTTCTTTTAATCTCAATCACGTATTCTTTTTCTTTATCTAATTTCGCTAGATCGTTGTTATGTGGTGCAGGTATAACTACCATTACACCTAGCGGACTTCTTAATGTTTCGATGTTATTTGTTGTCCACTTCATAAAGTTGTTAGCCACGCTTTAAATTGTTGCAACTCTTGCAAATTTAAAAATTCAGTTGATGATTTATCAAACGTTGTTTTCATGTAAGAAATAGCGTTTTCTTTTGATACACCTTTGATTTTTGCTAATTCAGAAATTTCGTGTTTAATACCTTTGATTAATTCAGTTTCGTTGTTGCTTTGTGCATCATCATCTTCATCCCAAGCCACACCTAAAATAGAGGATAAGGAATATCTTCGTGCATACGTTACAACACTACCAACACCTTGAGGGTCTTTTTTCATTAGCGGTAATGTGAAAGGGTTGCTTTCCAACCATTCGCCGCTTTCATGTAACAACATAGTAGTTACAGATACTACATCAGCACCTGTAAAAGGTACTTGCAAAAAAGATAATCCGTTATTTGCTAATACAGGTCTAACCGCCTGTAGTAAACTGTCTAGCGTTACATATTTTGATTTTAGAAATGCATTTTCTTTTGTTCTGTTTGGATCAGATACTTCTGATTGAAATTTTGCTAATGCTTTAGCTATTTCTGTTATAGTTTCACTTCTATTCATTAAATTTCGCTCCATTCAACACCTAATCGAATTAATGTATCGTTAATTGCTTTACGTTGTCTTGTATTAATATTCTTTACAACATAAGTTACTGTTTTTACTTCCTCTTTGATTTCCTCTGGCACTTGTGGTTGTTCTGTGAATACTGGGTCTGGTTTCGCTTGTTGAGGTTCTTTTGCTTTAAGTTCAATCTCTAAACGCTTTTCAAATTCTTCAGCAATAACACTATCAAGTTCACCAAATGGAACGTTACCAACACGATGTTGAATTTCTTCATATTGAATTGGTGTATCTAATGCGTAGTTTTGGTTAAATAAGTCGATTTTCATCTTAATCATTTCGACTTTTTCAGCCTGCATACGTTTTAGATCATCATCATTGTGTTGTTGTTCTAATACACCTTTCAACATTTCTTCAACAGATAGTGCAACATCGGACATTTTAGCGGTTTTGTTTTCCCACCATTTAGGGTTTGGCACTACTCGATTTTTATATTCTTCTCTAATGCCTAATGATTGTGCTTTATCTTCAACCATCTTTAACACTGTTTCTTTACGTTTCAGCATCTCTTGTTGTTCAAATTCACCAATTTGATTTGCGATAGGGTTTTCCACTCGACTTACAACTGCAAGCACTTGCTCTAACTCTGCTGTGAATGTATTGTATGGAATTTTCAACTCACGTTTTTTATCAGCACCAAATCGTGTTAACTTTGTACGGATAGATACAATCTCTTTTAAAACAGATTTCATTTCTTTTAGGTTATTTTCCGTAACAATTAACCCATTATATTTTTCTAATTTTTCTTCAAGGTACTTCGCAAGTTCTGCGTTATTCCAAGTTAAAGTTAAGTTGCTATCAATCACTTGTGGCTCGATAGCTGGTTGTACAATTACATCAACTGTTTCCATTTATTTCTCCTTGTGTTAAAATACAAGTAGAGTATTTTCCAATACTTCTACACTAAGTCCGCTAAACTTCTTCTAAACTTTTCACTAGCGGACTTTTTTATTTGCATAAAACTCTATTTCTTCTTCCCATTTACTGCTTAGTATCCACATCGTTACACCTAACATACTTTGACAAAAGAATGTCCACATATCGATGTTGTCTAGTTCTAAGCTACCCATACCACCAATAACTAATATTGCTGATATGACTTTCATTCCATTACACAACTTAATCATTGTACGCTCCAATATTCGATTTCTTTTTTACAACCTCTTATGTTCTGTATCGCTCTTTTCACATTTCTTTTCGCAATAATTTTGTAACATGGATGGTCGGTTCTAAATGTATGTCTTTTTATAAAGGCTTTAACTAATTTTTCCTTTTCTGCCTTTAAATCATTTTTTATTTGATTTACTTTCCACTCAAATCTCATAGTTCTTCTCCTACGATCACTAGCATTTGGCTGGTGATTTTTTTTATACCCATTTTTAGTTTTTTATTTTCTGCTTGTAATTGTTCTACCTCTGCTTTCAACTTCCTATATGCCATCGGTGTATATTCATCATCTAGTCCTACAAGGCTTTCAACTTCCTTTTTGCTGAACCTAACGCCAGCTACGTTTTTTATTTGATGAAGTATGCCTTGATTTCTCATGTTGTATACACTTGTTTCTGTACACTTTAGAAGTTTTGCTACATCAGATACTGTGTACACTAAACTTTCCATTTACCCCTCTTTTCTAACCAAATCATCTACAGTACATCCGAGGTAATTTGCTATTTTTAATAAATTACCTACGCTAGGGATTGATTTTTGATGTTTCCAATTACTCAATGCGGATTGTGATACACCTGTATCTTTGGATACTTGATAATTGGAAATATTTTTCATATCCCTATATTTTTGATAATTACTATACAATTCTTTACTTCACCTCCTTTTTAGTGATATACTTTATGTATATAAAGTAATGCAATTATCTATACTTCATTATCGTAAAGCATCCTCAATCAAAATATACTACACGATAGCGAAGTAATCAAGTAAACATTCTTTAAATTTCATAAATTTTTCATTAACAATTCAAAGGTGAGAAAATGTTTGAGAGAATTGAGCAATTAATGAGAGAGAATAATGTTAGTGCTTATAAGCTATCTAAAGAAACAGGTATTGCACAATCAACATTAAGCAGTTGGAAACATCAAAACAAAATTCCTCGTGTTGATTTATTGCAGAAAATAGCGGATTTTTTCGGCGTTGAAATCGGATATTTAACCGGAAGTTTGGACAAAACAAAAGAGACACCTAAAATTCAAAGAAAAATAGATGCCTCAACTGTTAATTTAAAAAATGTGAAAGTGATGTTCTATGGGGATTATGAACTTACTGAACAAGAGAAGAAAATGGTTGAAAACGTTGTTAAAGGGGTTATTTCATCACGTAAAGACGAAAGGAATAAAAAATAAATATATAGGGGTGTAGTATGAGACGAATGTATCCTATTGTGTTAGATATTATTAAAGAAAATCGGTCTAATGATCCGGATGTTATTGCTAAGAATTTACGCATTAGTGTTCACTATAGATCACTACCAAAGCAGTTAAAAGGACTATTAATAAAAACACCATTTTCAAAGGATATTGTTATTAACTCAAAAATAGATGTAAATCATAAAAAAGTGGCGTTAGCGCATGAATTAGGTCATGTTATATTGCACAAAGGCGGATATAACTTATTTGATATTGACCTATTGACAGATAGGGATAAAAACGAAAAAGAATATCAAGCAAATAAATTCGCTTTTTTATTAGTAGCGCATACCTGTTTAAGAAATTCACCAAAAATGATTGATAGTATTCGTAACGAAAAGGAATTAACATTTAACGATACAATAGAGTTACTTAAAATATTTGAACGTACAGGTTGTTATATTTAATAATTAAAGGAGGGGATTGTTAATGGCTTTCTTTAACTCTATGAACCGCTTGAAGTTTTCTATTTTATTTATAACTTATGTAGTTATCCAATATGTTCTTGGATATATAGTTGTTCCAGCGTTAGCCGCTTACTACCACAACACAACAATCAATATGATTACTATATTGATTGGCGTTTCTCTTTATGTATTAATTGTTTTTTGTGCATATAAGAGGTTGATAGATTGTGGAAAATCTAAATGGAATTTGATTTTTATATTAATTCCAAAAGTTCAATTTTTATGGTTTATTTATTTATGTTTTCCTAAATCTATTGTTAAGGCGGAGACATTATGCAATACAACGTCAGTGTGAGAAAAAAAGATAAAGGCTATCAAGTCATTGTGTCCTATAAAGACGGCTACAGGTGGCGACAAAAATCAAAGCAAGGGTTCCGAACACAACGTGAAGCCAAGGAATACGGTCACGTCATACTCAAAGAGTTAGACAAAACCGTACTCTTAACCAAAGATACAGAATTGAAAGACTTAACTTTCAAGGAATTTGCGGATATGTTCCTTGAAATAAAAAAAGGCCACGTTACGCACAATACATTAGCAATGTACCGTCATGCCGTGGATGCCTACAGTTCTATTAATAATATTAAATTGTCTGACATCAAACCATTACATATTCAAAATGTAGTGAATAAAATGGTCTCTTCACCTACTACCATCAATTCATACTACAAAGTGGTTAGTCGTATATTTTATATAGCGATCAACCCATACAAGATAATTTCAGATAACCCATGCACTGGCGTTAGATTGCCACGTGTCGAACGTAAGAATATGATCCATACCATTTCCGATGAAGATTTGAATAAGTTCGCAAAATATATGAGGGAGAAATATCCACAAGCCTATTACTTTTTACAAATAGCACGCTATACAGGCATGCGGTTAAGTGAAGTATACGGATTGACGTGGGATGATATAGACCTAAAAAATCGTAAAATTTCCGTCAATAAGCAACTTCAATATGTCAAAGGTGTAATTACCTTAGAGAAAACTAAAACAGCGAATTCGGTGCGAATTTTGCCAATTCCGCCTATATTAGAAAACATACTTATAGAATATAAATCACATGAGTTAGAGTTTGAACATGACCTTGTATTAAACCCATATAAAAAGAATGGTGTTAAATGCCAAATTAACACCTATTTAAAACAATTCGGAGATAACCTATCAGCGCATAACCTCAGGCATACCTATGCCACGAAGTTATTGGCTAATGGTCTTGATGTAAAAACAGTATCATCATTACTCGGCGATACACCACAAATGGTTATGAAAACCTATGTGCATTATAACGATGAAATGAAAGCAGCAGCATCAAATGCAGTTGCTGATATTTTTAAATGAAATTTTTGACGATTTTTGACGAATATCATATATTGTATCAAAAAAATGCAGTAAATAAGCACTCTTTTATATCTTCATTTTTAACAATCATATACAATTGAGTGGCATTTTTAATAATTTGAATATCTGCTGTTTCTTT